TCATATTAGAACCCACTAGGTAATATGCCCTTTACACAGTTTACAAACTTAGATTTTGATCAAATAAAAGTTCAAATAAAGGATCATCTTCGTTCAAATTCAAATTTTACTGATTTTGACTTTGAAGGTTCTAACTTTTCTGTCTTAATTGACACTTTAGCATACAATACCTACATTAATGCCTTCAATGCGAACCTAGTTGTTAATGAATCCTTCCTAGATTCAGCAACTGTAAGGGAAAATGTGGTTTCTTTGGCACGAAATATAGGTTATGTGCCTCGTTCTAAGACTGCTGCAGTTGCTAAAGTTAGAATTGAACCAGTTGAACTTGAAAATCCTACTGATATACCGTATATTAGACTAAAAGCAGGTTTATTTTGTGTTGGGTCAACAAATAATACAACATATAGGTTCTCTATACCTTCGGATATCACTTCTGTAAGAAAAAATAGTGATAATAAGTACGTTTTTGATGATATAGATGTATTTGAAGGTACATTTTTACGTTCAAGATTTAATGTAATCTCACCTAAGACAACTCAGCAAAGGTTTATTTTAGATAATCCTAATATTGATACCACTACCTTAAGGGTTATAGTCAATAATAGAAATTATTCTATGGTTGATAATATTTTATCACTGAATAAAAACTCTGAGATCTTTTTGTTACAAGAAGTTCAGGATGGAAAGTATGAAATATTATTTGGAGATGGTTTATTCGGTAAACAATTAGAGGATGGTGATGTAATTACTGCCTCATATATTGTTACTGAGGGTCAAGATGGAAATGGTCCTGCTAATTTCTCCTTCCAAGGTACATTTTTAGATCATCTTACCCCAGCTCAGTTAGTTACTCCAAATGATAATGTAGTATTAACTACCGTTAATTCCGCTTCTAATGGCGGTGAAGCGGAAGATGTGTCATCTATTAAGTATTTTGCACCTAGACTTTACTCAGCACAATATAGAGCAGTTACATCAAGGGATTATGAGGCAATTATATCTTCAATTTATCCTCAAACTGAGTCTGTTGCTGTTATAGGTGGAGAAGAACTAGATCCACCTCAGTTTGGTAAGGTTCAGATCAGTATCAAACCAAAAAATGGAACATATGTTTCTGATTTTGATAAGCAAAATATTAAAAGTAAGTTAAAGAGTTACGCTATTGCTGGTATTAATTCTGAAATAATTGATCTTAAAGTCATATATGTGGAACTTCATTCAACAGTTTATTATGATTCTTCAAAGGTTGCGGATTCCTCAGATTTAAAATCAAATATTACAAGTTCATTAACCAAATATTCAAATAATGTTGAAATGAATAAATTTGGTGGTAGGTTTAAATATAGTAAAGTCAACCAATTAATTGATAGAGTTCACGAAGGAATTACTTCTAATATTACAAAAGTAATCATTAGAAGAGATTTAAAGGCATCTTTAAATACATTTGCACAATATGAATTATGTTTTGGTAATCGTTTTCATATCAATCCTGAAGGATTTAATATTAAGAGTACTGGATTTACTATTTCTGGATCGAGTAAGACAGTTTATCTTACAGATGTTCCAAATAAAAAAGCAGATGGTTCATTAGATGGTACTAATATAGGTACATTAAGTGTTGTAAGCACTAATGAGAAGAATGAACAGAATGTTATTCAAAAGGAAGTTGGAACTGTTGACTATAAAAAAGGTGAAATCATATTAAATACAATTAATATTACATCAACAGTAGCATCAAATAATATTGTTGAGATTCAGGCATTCCCAGAATCAAATGATATTATTGGATTCAAAGATTTATATCTCTCATTTGACGTTTCAAATACTACGATAAATATGGTAAGAGACGTAATTGCTTCTGGAGAAGATGTATCAGGCGTTGTATTTGCAAGAGATTACTACACATCAAGTTACTCAAATGGGGTGCTAGAGAGGATATAAAATATGTCGCAAATTGAAAAAAGAATAGAAGTCAACAGAATTATTGAGAATCAGTTACCAGAATTTGTGGTATCTGATTTTCCTAAAGCTGCTGAGTTTTTAAAGCAATATTACATCTCGCAAGAATATCAAGGTGGTCCTATTGATTTAACCACCAATTTAGATCGTTATCTTAAAGTTGATAATCTAGTACCAGAAGTTATTACTGGTTCTACAATACTAACTGTAGATATAACATCTTCAGAAACTGGTATTGGTGTATCATCTACAAAAGGTTTTCCTTCTGAATATGGTCTTTTAAAGATTGGTGATGAAATTATTACATATACTGGTAAAACTGATACTTCCTTTACTGGTTGTGTTCGTGGATTTAGTGGTGTAACTGGATATAATGTAGGCGTTACATCATCTTTAATAGAGGTTAATAACCAAAAGTTAGTATTTGAAGATACTTCTGCAGCATCACATAAGGAAGATACAACAGTTACCAACCTTAGTGTATTATTTTTACAAGAATTTTATAAGAAAACAAAAAGAACATTCTTACCTGGATTAGAAGATAATAAATTTCATTCTGATATTGATGTAGGTAATTTTGTAAAATTTGCTAGATCCTTCTATCAGTCAAAAGGTATTGAAGAATCGATTAAAATATTATTCAAAGTATTATATGGTATTAGTCCAAAGGTTACAGATTTAGAAGAAAGATTGATAAAACCATCCTCTGCAGAATATATTCGTAGGGAAGTTATAGTTGCTGAGAATGTAAGTGTATATGATCCATTAAAACTTGTTGGTCAAACTGTATATAAGTCTACTGATACTGGTACTAATGCGTCAGTTTCTGAAGTAGAGATATTAAACAGAAAAGGAAAGACATATTATAAAATTTCATTATTTGTTGGATTTAGTGATAGAGATTTTATCGAGGGTATATTTACTATTCCTGGTAAAACTAAGGTATTAGAATCAACTCCAGTAGGATTTTCAACTATAACAGTAGATTCTACAGTTGGATTTGGTACTACTGGTACAGTTATTAGTGGTAATAATATTATTAGTTACACTTCAAAGAGTATAAATCAATTCTTTGGATGTACTGGTATTAATAATGATATTTCAACTGCAGATGATATTAGATCTCAAGAAGTTATCTATGGTTTTGAAGATGGTGATTTAACTAAAAAGGTTGAATTAAGAATTACTGGTGTTATTTCTGATTTTACTCCAGTATCTAATGTTAATATGGTAAAGGAGGGTGAAAAGATATATGTAAAGAATGTCGGACAAAAAATTAATAATCCAACATCAAATAAAACTTATAAGGAAATTTTTGCCAATTCTTGGATTTATAATACAAGTTCTAGATATTTGGTAAAAGAATATAATGGTAGATTTGTTTTAAATAGTAAAATTGACAAATCAAGTTTAAAAAAAGGAGATTCTTTTGCAATATTAAAAAGAGGATCTCAAGTTATTGATGGAACATTTGATGTTGATAATGTTGATCTGAACGATAATTCTGTTGGACCTATTGGTTTAAGTGGTTGGACTCCTATTGCTGGACAGCATTATGATATTAGAAGAGTTGTAAATAAAGCAACAAGTTCAGGAATTGAACTAACTGAAGGTGATAATTCTGTATTATCTGATATATTAAATGTTTATACTGATGGATCTGTAGAGGGATATGTAGCATCAAACTCATTACCAAATTATGATATAGTAAAGAATATTACATCAGAAACTTTATCAGTATCTAATACTGATAAAACTAGTGGAGATTTTTCTCTTAAAGAACCTAATGTATTTGATCAATATGGTGTAATTGCATTTGACAGTACCAAGGATATTGATTTTATTCAAGGTGATTCGGTAATTTATAGATCTGGTATATCTACAATACCTCTAGCAGGTCTTGAAAATGGTGGATTATATTATCTTGATGTCCTTCCTGCAGTAGGAGGTGCAGGTATACATTCAGTAAGATTATATAAGTCTATAGCAGAAATTGGAGGATCTGATACAAATGTTAAGGTAGGAGTTTCAACAATTACATTAACAACTCATACATTTACTTTAGAAGATCATTATAATAAGAAATTAGGAGCATCTAAGATACTTAGAAAATTCCCATTATCACAGAATTTATACAAAACCGAAAAGACTGAAAGACCAACAAATAATATTGGAATATTAGTAGATGGAGTTCAAGTATATTCTCCTGTATCTAATGATGTAATTTATTATGGACCACTTGCTTCTGTAGACGTTTATAATGGTGGTCAAGGTTATGATGTCATAAATCCACCTAAAATTATTGTTGAAGACAGTGTGGGGGCAGGAACAACTGCATTAGTAGATCCTATTCTAAGTGGTACAGTTAAAGAAGTATTAGTTGATCCTCAAGATTTTGATATTGAAAGTGTTAATAGTATATCATTAACAGGTGGAAATGGTTCTGGATGTCTTCTTGAACCCATTCTTGGTCCAAGATTTAGAGAACTTGAATTTGATAGTAGGGATATATTCTTTAATGGTGGTATTTCTATTGCAGAAGAAACAATTACGTTTACTGGATTGCATAATTTAGAAAATGGTGAAGTAATATACTATAATAGTAATGGAAATCAGGCAATAGGAATAGGTAATGCCTATGATCTCAGTAATACAATAACTGGAACACTTTCTAACGGTGCACCATATTATGTAAGAGTTGTCAATTCTAGAACTGTAAGATTGTTTAATAAGGTTACAGACGCTCTTGTAGGAACTGCTGGAATTAATACAGTTGGATTATCAACAGATACGAATGCAAGTGGTATTCATAAGTTTAGAACTAAGTCTAAAAACACACTTAGAAGTATAAATGTTATCGAATCTGGTTCTGGATATCAATATCGACATCTAAAAGTACAACCATCACAAGTATCAATTGCTTTTGATTCTATCAATTATAAGGATCATGGATTTAATGAAGGTGATATAGTTGAATATTCATCATCAGGAATAATCTCAGGTTTAAGTACCACAAATTCATATAAAGTTATTAAAATTGATGATGATTCATTTAAACTTGCAAATGCAGGTGTAGGTGGAACATCAACATATGATTATAATAGAGGTAAGTATGTAGATTTAAATTCTACAGGTACTGGATATCAAACATTTAAGTATCCTGATATTAAAGTCAATGTAGATGTTTCTTACGGATCAACAGTAACAGGTACTTTTAACTTCACTCCAATAGTTACAGGTGAACTTATTGGGGCATATTTGTATGAAAAAGGAACAGATTATGGATCAACTATATTAAATCATCAGAGAAATCCTAATGTTAAGATTCAAACTGGTAAAGATGGTGCAATAAGATGTTTAGTTGTTGATAATAAAATTGGAAGTGTTACTGTAACTAATAAAGGTGAGGAGTATTATTCAACTCCTGAATTAGAAATAGAGGGAGATGGAAGTGGTGCCATTCTTAGACCTATTATAACGGATGGTAAATTAACTGATGTTATTATAATTAATCCTGGAATTGGATATAGTACTGCAAATACAAATGTATTTGTAAAATCAAGAGGTGTATCTGGATACTTAGAGTCTCGTATTAGAGATTTAACTTTGAATAATATTAAGGATAAAGAAACTGATTATGATTATTTGGATTCGATAGGAACCGAATTTTCATATAATATTATTGGATACAATCAAGATTTAGCATCACATTTCTTAGAGAGTTTTGAAGAAGATGCAACTACTGGAGAATTTGTATCTGTAACAGATCATTCACCTATAATTGGATGGGCATATGATGGAAACCCAATTTATGGTCCTTTTGGGTATGAAAATCCAAATGATATTAACTCTACGATTAGAATTTTAGATACTGGATATACTTTAAATTCTTCTAAAGTTGAAAATAGACCATCTGGTTTTAGTGCTGGTCAATTTATTGAAGATTATGTTTATGATAATAGTGGACAATTAGATATTAATAATGGTAGGTTCTGTAAAACCCCAGAATTTCCAAATGGAATATATGCATATTTTGCTGGTGTTACCACTAGTACATCTACTAACACATTAATACCAAAATTCCCATATTTCATTGGTAGTAAATATAAATTCCCAGTTATAAATGATAACTTAGTATTAGATCAAGATTTTGATTTTAATTCTTCAAATTTATTGAGAAATACTCTTCCATATAAAGTTGGTGAAGAATTTGCAGAGAATGATTTTATAATTGAATCAAATGAAACAATAAGACAATTTTCAGTTGTGGAATCTGTTAATTCTGGTGAAATTGTAAATTTAAACGTTTTAGATGGTGGTTCTAATTATAAGATTGGAGATTTTACTGATTTTGATGATACTGGAACAGATGGTATAGGTTTCCAAGCACAAGTAGATGAAATTGTAGGTATTGGTGTTTCTAAAATTGAAACAGTATTAACTAGATTTGAGAATGTTGTATTTGAATGGAAAGATAGTCGTGAAGTAGTAGCAAATCATTTACCTTTTATTGAATTAAATGATCAGGATAATGTTGCAATATCAGGATTAAGTACAAGTATTGTAAATTTAAGAGATTCATTTAAAGTTGGAGTAAAAACAGATACCATAAGTCTAGGTAAAACAATGGCAGTTAATGCGAATACTGCTGGTGTTATTGAAGACATCTATGTGAATAAGATTCCAGATACTGTTTCTATTGGTGGATCAATTAGAATTGGTTCTGAAGCAGCTAAAGTCTTGAATTTATATGATGTAAACAAAGTTATAAGAATTAGAAGATATAATACTGGAATTGCTCATACATATGGATCTAATATTGATATATTAAACAATAGAATCTCTATACCAGTAAAAACTGAGAGATTTAAATCAAAAACTAATGATATTGTATATTTTAATGGAGTTCAATCTGTTGGTGTTGGTGTAACATCAGGTAGTGCTATTACAAGAGATTATTTTATAGGAGAAACTAAAACACAGGTTCCTATTCCAACTAGAACAATATATTTACCAAATCATCCATTTGTTACTGGTCAAGCAGTAAGATTTTCTATGAATGCTGGTGCAACTCCATTTACCGCAAGAGGTGGAGAGCATGCTACAACCTTTAACTTACCAAATGCAACAACTGCATTTAGTGATGTATTTGTAATTAATAAAGGTCAAAATTATATTGGATTAGTAACTCAAAGATCTTCTATAGGTAGTACAAGTGAAGGTGTATATTTCAATGGTGGTGGATCTTCATCAGGTATTTCTTCTGGATTATATTCAATATCTTCACAATTTGAACAGGTAACTGGTGATATTGATAGAATTACTTCTACAGTAACAACAAATGTTGCTGCAGCAGGTACAACAACTCATGGATTGGCAATCAATGATGTTGTTAAGATGAATGTAAAACCAAACTTATCTGTTGGATTTGGTAATAGTTCTCCAATATCAGTAAGATATAATTCACAATATGAGAAATTATTATTTAATCC